ACAGCAAACACTGGTGCAGTTTCTGCAACCACAGTTGTAACTGTAACTCCAGTAACACGTGTATTTGATACTCTCCTCTGCGGACAGCAAGCACTTGCTGAGGCTGTTGCAGAAGAACCACACATCGTTATCGGAAACGTAACCGATAAGTTGATGCGCTTCCGCCCAATGGGTTGGTACGGCGTACTCGGCTTTGCACGTTACCGTGAAGAAGCGTTGTATCGTATTGAAACTGGTTCTTCAATCGCTGCTCTCTAGTTGATTGACTCTGGGGGATAGGGCAACCTATCCCTTTGGGGTGAGTTCACTAGGAGGACTTATGACTAATTGGTTATTTAAAACACCAACAGTAGAAGAAGGACCTGCTGGTCAGTCTCGTCTATTTCATTTCTACAAGATAGACCGCGGTATAACTATTGTCAGAGATACCGATGGTGACTATGCACAGGTTCGTTATCTACAAGATAGTGACTATGCAACATATCCTGAGATTTATCAGGGTGGCTATAACCATACTGTAGATGATGCTACTAAAGCAGCGCTTATTGCTGGCAATGTAGGAGTAACAGAAAGTAACTTTACTGCACTATGAAGCACTGGGAATACCATCCAGAGTATGTAGACGGCTGCTTTGGATGCAAGGGGATGAGCGTTCAGATGAACGCAGGTGATGCTGATAGTCGGCGCAATATGCCGAATAAAGCATTTAACGCAGAATTGAATGCCTATAAAGAGGCTAGAGCCCAAGGCATTCAGCCAAATGGAACTTCTATGGCGAAGATTCAAGAGGCAGTCAAGGCTAGTGAAGTATTAGGTAAGCCGTATAACGGCAACAAGATGCCACCAGCCAAGTCAATCAACAAACAAACAGCAGCAGTGATGAAAGAAATAGGAGCATAACTATGCCAATGGTAAACGGAAAGAAGTTTCCTTACACAGCAAAGGGCAAGAAGGCAGCCAAGTCTTACGCTATGGGCGAGAAGATGGAATCAAAGGCTGAAAAGAAAATGGAAATGAAGATGGGCGCTAAGAAGATGGCAGCCAAGAAAATGAAGAAGGCTGCTTCTAAGAAGAAGAAGAAATAACTATGCCAGGCAGAATTAGACCAGGTATGACAGCCAAGGAAATCAAACAAAAGAATGCTGCTGCTGATGAGAGAAAGTCTCAGATGGCAGAAGATTTATTTCAGAAGATGATGGACCAAGGCAAAGTTAATCCTGGCAATATCCGTAAGATTAAAGAACAGATTGCAAAGAAGACTGGTGCCTACCCGTTAGGAGCAACTAACTGATGAAAGCAAAAAAAGGAATGGGATTCAAAAAAGCCCAATCACAAATTGCCAAAAAGCAGGGTATCTCCAAGGAGCGTGCAGGAGCAATCCTTGCGGCTGGTGCTCGGAAAGCCTCAGCAGCAGCCAAAAAGAAGAACCCAAACCTGAAGAAGGTTAAAGGCAAGGCTAAGAAGAAGTAATGTCATCAGGAAAATACAAACCGCACCGCGGATTTAACTCTGTTCAAATCAAAGACGGCTACGTGGTGCGGTTGAACAAGAATGGAACAGTAAGAGCAGTACTAGGAAAGTATGGGGAATATGGCAAACAAGAAAGACCCGCGGCTCGCTAGAGCAGGTGTCTCTGGCTTTAATAAGCCAAAGCGCACACCTAACCACCCTAAAAAATCACACATTGTTGTGGCTAAAGAGGGCAGTCAAGTTAAGACTATCCGCTTTGGTGAACAAGGTGCTAAAACTGCTGGCAAACCCAAGGCTGGTGAGGGTGACAAGATGAAGAAGAAACGTGCATCCTTTAAAGCACGTCACGCTAAGAACATTGCCAAGGGCAAGATGTCTGCTGCTTACTGGGCAGATAAGGTGAAATGGTAATGGCATACACCAAACCTGAACTCAGAGAGCGTATTAAGAACCGCGTAATGGCTGGTAGTAAGGGCGGTAAGCCTGGTCAATGGTCTGCTCGTAAAGCACAGATTGTGGCACAAGAATATAAGAAGGCTGGCGGTGGCTACTCTGGCAGCAAGACCAGCAAACAAAAGTCTTTATCTAAATGGACTAAAGAAAAATGGGGAACTAAATCAGGTAAGCCAAGTACTCAAGGTAGCAAGGCTACAGGGGAACGGTACTTACCTAAGAAGGCTAGAGAAAAACTTTCTGCTGCTGAATATGCAAAGACATCCGCTAAGAAGCGTGAAGATATGCGTAAAGGTAAGCAATTTTCAAAACAACCTAAGTCAATAGCAAAGAAAACGGCGAGGTATAGATAGTGGCAACGGGCACAGCAGGTAGTTCATTTACCAGCGAACTCAATCGCTTGGCTAATGGTGGGACATATCCAGCAATTACGGCTTATCAAGCCCCAACTGCTGCAGCCAATGACTATGCAGGAACTACTGGTCTTGCTCTTGTTGCAGCATTAAATAAAGCAGCAGATGCTAACCGTCAACCAGATGACTATAAAGCCCTTGGTGGTATCTGCAATGAACTAGCAGGAACTAGCGGGCTTTCTCCTACTGATGCTTTAAGGAGCATTAACCTATGACATATACCTTGGCACAGATGATGGACGAAGTCCAGATTAATCTATCTGGATATACCTATCAGCAAGACCGCTCTACTTATCTTACTGCTGCTGTCACCACAACCACTTCTCCTAGTTCATCACCACTTGTTCTCAGTCTTGCTTCTACTCAAGATTTAGGTAAAGGTGTTATTGAGATTGATGATGAGTTGTTATGGGTAGACACTGTAGACCGTGTTGCTAACACTGCAACTATTTCACCATATGGTCGTGGCTATCTTGGTACTACTGCTTCTACTCACGCAGTAGATACAAAGGTAACTGTTAGCCCAATTTTCCCACGGGCAAGTATTACTAAGGCTATTAACGATACTATCCACGCAGTTGGTGGTGCTATTTATGCTACAAAGCAGACTACATTTACATACAACGCTGCAGTTACTACTTATGAATTCCAAGACCTAGGCATTGAAAATATCTTATCTGTCTCTTGGCAGGATATTGGTCCTACTAAAGAATGGATTAGAGTTAATCGTTGGTCATTTGACCCATTTGCAGATGTAAGTACTTGGGGTTCTAATAGCCAGACCATCACTATTGGTGATGTGATTATTGCTGGTAGAACTGTCAAAGTTATGTATGCAACTAGCCCATCTGTCTTTACTTCTACTAGCCAGGACTACACTACACAGACAGGACTACCTGCTAGCACTAAAGATGTAGTTATTCTTGGTGCTGCATACAGATTATTGCAATACCTAGACCCAGCCCGTGCTGCTCAATACAGCCCACAGGCTGATGAGATTGATGCAAAGCGCCCATTTGGCGCAAGCAATACCGCTGTCCGTCAACTCTTTGCGCTGTATACACAGCGTCTTAATGAGGAGCGGAGTAAGCAACAGAACCAGTATCCCCCACGAGTTCACTACAGCGCCCGATAGGAACATAAATGACCACACGCCAATACTCATCCCGCTCTCAGCAGACTACGCTGACTGGTGCCATTACATCTGGCGCTACGTCTATGACTGTCGTATCTGGTACAGCACTGCTAGGCGGTGTAACAATCCCTGCTGGTCGTACCTTTACATTAGTAATTGATGTTGATACAGCGCTAGAAGAAATCGTAGATGCAACTGCGGTATCTACCAATACCTTTACAATCACTCGTGCTATAGATGGTTCTTCGGCGCAAGAACATTCTGCTGGTGCGGTTGTACGACATATGGCAATTGGTCGTGATTACCGTGATGCTAATTTACACGCAGAGGCTAGCGGTTCCTACAATGATGGTTCAGGTAACGCCCACACAATGCACGGCATTGGTTCAGGCGAAGGTGACGTAGTAGGTACTCTTAAGTCACAAACTCTTACCAACAAGATTCTTACAGCCCCAACAATCTCTGACCCAACAATTACAGGAACCGCTTCTGCTGGAGCAGTCCTAGTATTTGAAGGTACAACTGCAGACGCTTACGAAACAACACTTACGGTTGTAGACCCTACACAAGATAATACAATTACCCTACCTGACACAACAGGTACAGTAGTCATTGCTACAGCGTCTCAGACTCTAACTAACAAGACTCTAACTAGCCCTATCATCTCAGGCAGTCCAGTCATAACTGGTCTATCCAGTGCAGGGATGATTTCATCCTCTGCTACCCCTAAAGATTATGTAGATAGCATTCTAGGCTCAGCAACGGCTGCAGCAACTTCAGCAGCATCGGCTGCTACTAGTGCTGCCTCTGCCGCTACAAGTGCCTCTAGCGCCTCTACAAGCGCTTCTAACGCCCTAACTAGCGCCAACAGTGCATCTACCTCAGCCACAGCAGCAGCCACCTCTGCAGCCTCTGCAGCGACTTCTGCTACGGCAGCGGCTACCAGTGCTACTAGCGCTGCAGCCAGTGCTACTA